GGGCCGAAGCCCCCCTCTCTACACCGCATGGGTGCTAGGTTTATCAGGTCGAGCCTGAAGAACCCCACATGCCCAACGGGTCCGACCAACCGAAGCTGTAGCGCTCGCGGCTCTTGTAGCGGACGTTGCCCGTATCGAAATCTCCGTCCATGGAATTGGACAGGGGGGTACGAACAAAGTGCTTCAAGCCGTTAGGCACGTCAGTCTTGATGAACCAACCGTTGTTGTCGGTCAAGAAGTGGTTGACGGTGTAGCCTTCGGGGATTGCGCCCATGGCCTTGATCGCGTTGATATCGTTGTCGGCGGTTGCAACACGCAGATCGGTGTCGAGCAAACGCTTAGCAACGAACATCAGTGCGGGAGGCACGACGAGCTTGCGGGGCTTGGCTGCGATCAACAGGCCACGTTCGTCCGTCCAAGCGGCGATCTGGATAACGGCGGCTTCCAAGGAAGTCTCGTTCAGGTCAGCTTGCACAGAGGGGGTGTTGCTGTTGGTGCCACCAGAAACCAAGGGGTGAGCCGAGTTGAACAGGGACACGCCGTCGCCACCGGGGTAGCTGGACGAGAAGCCGTTGTTCAAAACTGCAGCAGCCTTGACTTGCTTGGTGTATGCCATGGCACGAGCCAAACCCTTGGTGTAACGAGCAGATAGGCTGTCGTACAAGTTGTCTTCGATCGCTTCTTCAGTGATCGAGAAACCCAAGGCGATGGTTTCGTGGTTGTAGCGAGTCGACCATGCTTCTTGAGCGTTGTCGTAAGCGATAGCAGCGCCTTCAGCTTTCACTGGGGCGGCACTGAAGCCGGACAACTTGGTTTCCTCTTCGAACGAACGCTCGGAAGTCTCGGTTTCGTAGATTTCCTTGTGCTCTTCGCCGTACTTTGCATACTCCAAACCGAACAAAGCGTTCAGGCCGGGGAGCAGTTCTTTCAGCAGTTGTGCGCGTGAAATAGCCATGATTTAGCTCCTTATTAAACGCCGACGGGGTTGAGATACTGATGGCCACCAGCGATAGCGACAGCAGTCACAGCGCCTTCAACGGTAGTCACGTTCAGGTAGGGTGCATTCCACTTGCAAATGAACTCGCAGAAGTTGCCAGAAGCGTTTGCAGTGTCAGGCACGCCAGCGACGATGCGGATGGGCAACGATTGGGTAGTAGCAGCGCTAGAACCGTCGATAGCCACAGCCGAATCACCAGTGGTGGTCGAACCAGAGTTTTGAACCAAAGCGACGTTTGTGCCGATCACGGTTTGGCCGTAGAAAGCCACGGTGGTGCCCGAAGACACGGCAGCGACTTTGAACAACACATCTGGATCGTCCAAAACGAATGCCACAGCGTCAGAAGCGACGGTACCGGTGGGCCAGTACTGTTGGAACTGAATCTGCTTGGTGGAGGGGTTGGTGAATTGGCAACCCAAGAACACGCCAACGGGAGTGGCGGTAGTGGTGCCGGTGTCTTTTTCAATAACGCCGGTGCTAACCAGTTTAACCACGTCGCCGTAGAAGATGTTGGCGGCGTAGCCGCTGGCGATCTTCATTTGACGGGTCGAACCAGCGAACACCTTACCGGCGATCAAATTGACCGGTTGCAGGCCGTAAGGCTTGTCAACGGTAGGATATGCCATGTGAGACTCCTAAAATTTATGAACCAGAACCGAAAGTGACCTTCGTGCTTCGTTCAGAGAACTTCGGCATACGATGGTCATTTTCACTAAGGAAATTGTTGTCCACCGATTCCATCTGAGCCTTGTTTTGGTTCGCGTAGTATTCTGCGCGTTGCTTCAAGAACTCTTCAGGGATGCGACAGAGCAACAAGCCGCCAATCTCAACGCCGCCTTTAAAGCGACCTTCGGTGGTGGCATGCATCATCAACTCGGGATAATCCTCTGCTTTGCAGGGCTCATATCCCTCGCGCAACTTTGAAGAAATGTTGCTTGGATCGCTGGTACCCATAGTGCTCAAACGCACATATCGGTGCACCCAACCCGGACGGGGGTCCGGCTGCGGCAAGGTTTCCGGAGGACGCCATGCAGCAGGTCGCTGTGCCCGCTCACGAGATTCGAGAGCGCGGGGTTGACGGTTTTGTGTTTCAGCCATTTTTAAGCTCCATTCTTCAGTTCAGCAACCTTCTTCGCATACAGTTCAAGCGGGATTCCCAATCGTTTGGCGATTGCGACTTCCGACTGCTTCAACCGAATACGGTTAGGCGGGGTACTACGGGCGGCCGGGGCCACTACCGCAGCGGGTTTTGTTGCACGGCGCTGAGGAGGTTCCTCGTAAGCCGGTTCCGAATCAGTTTCAGAAGGTGATTCATCTTCGTAGCTCCCGGAGTCCTCAAAGGCTTCGGGGAATTTCTTTCGCATTGTACGATCAATTTCTTGGTAGTACTTGTCGGAGTTCGGGTTGATCCCTCGCTCCTCGACCAACTCTGCGTGCAACCCAAGGGCGAATGCAGACATTGCTCGGTTCTTACCAAACCACTTGTTTCGTTCTTTCCACTCTTCAGCACGAGTGTCAACGCGTTGTGTTGGTATTTGTAACTCTTTTTCTTCGACTTGTAAAGGCTTCATTTGCGAGGCGCGATCAAGTCGCAACGTCGCTTTTGAAATTTCCTTCTGAGCCGCCACCAAAGCTTCTGAATCGCCAGACTCATAAGCCTCGCGGTACTTGCGCTCTGCAGCTTCCATCTCGGTCTCAGCGACTTTCTTGGCCTGCTCGATGTACTCTTGGCTACCCGATGCCAGCTTCTGCTGCAAAGCACGGTTCTCTTCGTAGAGTTGGCGGGCCAGCTTCTCAGCTGCCTCACGCTCACGCAGAGCTGTCTCTTTTGCGCGACGCTCGTCGTGGTAGCCACGGGTGAATTTCTTGATGCGCTTCTGAACTTTCTCGTCGTATTCGGCGAGCTCGTCTTCAGTCACTTCTTCGGGTGGATCAGCGGGCCTGCGGCCGCGATCCTCTTCGGGGGTATCGTCCTCGATTTCAAACTGGACTTTATCCTCGGCTTCGGCCTTGGCCGGTTTCTTTTCGTCAACCTCATCAGGGAAGACGAACTCTTCGCCTTGCACTTTTGCCATGGTTTACTCCTTAATTTCCAGCACGTTGAATGCCGCGTGGGTCTTCCACAACAGCTTCGACGGAATCGTCATTGATGATTCGCCATTCGGTACCGTGAATCTTCAGGCGGGTGCCCGAGTTCGGCCGAACGATGATGAAGTCACCCTCTTTGCAGCTGGGGCCGCTCGGAAAACGCTTTTCATCTTTGAACGCATCAGGGCCCATCTTGGCCACAAACAGCACCGGGGTCAGCACTTCCTCATAGTGCATCGTGTTGCCAGCCTTCACCAAACCACTCTCGTATTCCTCTTCTGCTTGGGGAACCATGCAGAGTAAGTGGTACGTGCTTGGGGTGGGGATTTGCGTGGCTTTTTTCTCTGCTGGGACTGCCAAGATTTTGGACAGGTCCACGGCAAGAGCCGGGTTGACATCAGTCATCGGATTTCTCCAGTTTTTGCACAAGGTCGTTTACTATGTTTTCTGCAAGAGTCAGACCCCGGATGACTCCGCATACATGCCGGTACTCAGCATGATCAGCAGCGCGGCCCGAGGTCAAGTGATCCTCTTGGGCGGCGCGAAGTTCTTTCAGCTCTCGCACGGTCTGTGCGAGGATTTGGTAATCTCTCATTGAGCTCCTTCAGGAGTACCAGACTCGCCGGTACCATTCGTTGAGTTCTGTGCTTTGATCTGCTGCATCAATCTGATTGCCTGATCTCTGTCGGCCTGCAAGATGGAGGCATCAGTAGAGCGACTCATAACGCCGGCTCGGAATGCATCGACTTCCAGCTTGCGCTCGCCGAGCTCTTCGTTGGCAACCTGTTTGCGGTTGGCCAAGAGCAAGTCCCCGCCAGCCTTGTCTTGCTTGAACTCCATCTCGTCGACTTTGTAAGCTGCATCGGCCATGAGGCGTTTTTCTTCGATGTCCAGCTTGCGGTTGCCCTGCTGAATCTCTGCTGCAGCCTTGGCTTCCTTGATGGCCAGCTCTTTCTGCTGCATCTGGAGCACGGGGTCTTGTGCTGCAGCTTGAGCTTGCTGTTGAGCGGCTTGTGCTTGATTCTGCTGAAGCAGGCGTTGTGCAGCTTGCGCAGACATCTGGGCGACCTTGGCAGCCACTGCTGGGTCCATGTGCTCGCTTTCCTCTTCGGTTGGAAGCGCGACACCCAACTGCAGCTCGATCTGCTTGCGGTACTCGAAGGCCATGTGCTCGTTGATGTGAGCCATTGCTGCAGCTTGAATCTGCTGGGCCATGGGGTTCTGACCAATCATGGCGGCCATCTTGGGGTCCTGCATCGCGGCCATGTGCACAGCAATGTGTGCTTGGTGGTCCTGCTCGATGAACGCCTTGACCGGCTTGCCGTTAATCAGGTTCATGTTCTCCTGC